GAGCATATGAAGCAATATCACTATGCGTGGGACAACGATAAGAAAGTTCTCAGTAAAAAGCCGGTACACGACAAACATTCGCATTTTGCCGATGCTGCAGAAATAATTGGACAGGTATGGAAAATGCCGGTACAATCAGAAATTGAAAAAAAGCCGCGTTTTTTAGCAGATTTGACCGCAAAAGAGTTATTTTGGCCGCAATTTGAGAAAAAACCGCAAGAACCACGTTTTTAACCCCTTTAGTGGATAGAAAAATGACCGTCAGCAATAACTTTGGTATGTATAAGCAGATAAGCGCCTCCGGTAACGTAAATCCGGCATCTGGCGTTCTGGTGGGTATTTTTGTATCCGCAGCAAGTGCTACCCCAACTATCACCATCTATGATAGCGCGACTACTACTACTACGGCGCCTATTGTAGCCGTATTCACGCCGGTAGCAGCTACTTATTACCCGATTCCTGCAACATATGCGAATGGGTTGTATGTAGTTATCAGCGGTACAGTCCAAGCTACGGTTATTTACGCATGAGCGCCAGCTGGTTTTTTAAGCGCCCACCTCAAGCTCCTGCGGCTCAGAGTGTTTCTGGCTCGCCCTATTCTTATACTAATACTTCAAAAGATAAGCAGATTTGCCAGGTATCGGGCGGCACGGTAAGCCTTATTGAAATAAACAAGGGTTCTGGGTTTGCAACGCAGGTTGGCACTTCTGGCAATTACACGCTTTTCCCAAACGAGATTATACGCATTACGTACAGCGTCGCTCCAACACATAATATGGTGCAGCACTAATGGAAAACGAAGCAGAAGATACCGTTTTAGACGAACACGCCCGCTGGGTTCAGGAGATTCAGAACTATGACGCAGAGGCACAGAAATGGGTTGACCGCAGCAAGCGGATAATGAAGCGTTACAAAGATGAGCGCTCAACCCGTGAAACTACCGATGGGGTTCGCCGGTATAATATCCTTTACAGCAACGTGCAGACGCTTTTGCCTGCGTATTTTAGTCGTACACCAAAAGCTGACATTGAGCGCCGTTTTAAGGATAAAGACGATGTAGGCCGTATTGCTGCCGAGGTCTGGGAGCGCAGCGTTGAGTATTATATTTCCTCTGGTTCGTTCCATCATATTGTAAAACAAGCTGTCGTTGACCGGCTTTTATGTGGTCGCGGCATGGTCTGGGTACGTTACGTTCCCCATATGGGAGATATGGAGATTTCTGACGAAGGTGTCCAGATTACTGATGACGTTGATGAGCAGGAAAAACCGCAAGAGATTAAATATGAAGAAACCGTATGCGATTACGTATATTGGGAAGATTTTGGCCATACCGTAGCTCGCACATGGGAAGAAGTACGTGCTTGCTGGCGCAAGGTATATCTTGACCGCACAGAACTTGTTGAGCGTTTTGGTAAAGAACTTGGTAGCGAAATACCATTGGATTATAGCCCCAAAAAGCTTAACGACGAGAAAATTCACGATGCGCTAAAGAAAGCAATTATTTACGAGATTTGGGATAAGACCTCCCGTAAGGCCATCTGGCTGCATAAGGATTTCCCTAAAATATTGGATGAGCGCGATGACCCCCTTGGACTTGATGAGTTTTTCCCCTGCCCTCGCCCTCTGTTCCCTACCATGCTTAGTGACTCGCTTATCCCAATACCGGATTATGCGCAGTATCAAGACCAAGCAAAAGAATTAGATGAGCTTACTGGCCGTATCGCAGCGCTTACCAAGGCCGTAAAGGTGGCGGGTGTGTACGATGCATCTGCGCAAGGTATAGAGCGGTTACTCGCTGAAGGTATTGAAAATAAACTTCTACCTATCGAACAATGGGCTGTTTTGGGTGATAAAGGCGGTCTTAAGGGCGTAATGGACTTGCTACCAATGCAGGACATTATTAAGACGCTTCTTTCGCTTTATGACGCCCGTGAACGCGTAAAGAATGACCTGTATGAAATTACAGGTATTTCAGATATTATCCGTGGCGCATCAAAAGCCAGCGAGACGGCTACCGCGCAGAACATCAAGGGCAAATATGCCGCTCTACGCCTCGATGAAGGCCAAATGGCGGTACAGCGATTCTGCCGCGACCTTGTACGTATTATAGCGCAGATTATTGCAAATCACTTCCAGCCAGAAACTATCAAGGCTATTTCAGGCATCCACCTACTGACCAATCAAGAAAAGCAGATGGTTGTGATGCAGCAACAAATGACGGGGCAGCCACCACAGCCTCTTTCTGAAGAACAGCAGGAAATGCTGGCAAATCCATCATGGGAGGATGTTTTCGCGCTTCTGAAGGATAATGCCACCCGCTGTTTCCGTATCGACATCGAAACAGATAGCACGGTACGAGGCGACCAGGATGAAGAAAAACAAGCCCGTATGGAGTTTTTGACTGCTGCAGGTCAATATATTTCTCAGGCGGCAACGGTGGCGCGCGATACTCCAGAACTTACCCCACTGCTTATGCAGCTGCTTATGTTTGGTGTTCGTGGGTTCCCTGTAGGCAAACAGCTTGAAACTACGTTCCAGCTTACGCTTAATAAACTTGAGAAGAAACAACAGCAAGCAGAGAGCGCACCACCACAGCCTAACCCAGAGATGCAGAAGATTCAGGCGCAAATGCAGCTTGAACAGGCTAAATTGCAAGCAGCGCAGCAGGAAACTCAAGCTGATATACAACTTCGTCAAGCTGAAGCTCAGGCTGACATGCAAACCGAACAACAGCGTATGCAGCTTGATGCTCAGAAAATGCAGGCTGAGTTGCAGCTAAGGCAGGCTGAGATAGCGGCTAAAGTTAAGGTAGAGCAGGATAAACTGGCTGCCGATATGCAAATGCAGCGTGAAAAGCTGGCCGCCGAAATCCAGATGAAAAAAGAAATTGAAATGATGAAGCTGGCAATGCAGCAGCCAGATACCGAACCTGGTGCCGCTGAGATACTGGCACCGATGCAGGAGATGATTAAGGCAATGACTGCTCCGAAGAAGATTACACTGGATAATGGACGTGAGGCTACTGTTGAGGTTGCATAATGACCACAGCTTTTCAGTCAAACGCATACCAAAACAATGCTTTTCAAATCGACGTTTCTACTGGCGATACTCACGACGGTGTAGATGAGCACGTAAAGCGGTTCTATGCCAGCAAACGTGCGGCAAGTATTAAGAAAATATACGAGAATCTTCCGAAGAATGACCGAAAAGTTATTGCAGCGGTTGATGCTTACCTTCCACTTACAACCCCTGAACGAGTGGAATTACGTCAGCAGGCAAAGTACGTTGTCAATGAGTTGCCGTCATTTGACGAGATAAACCTTTATTATATCATGCAAAACTATTTAGCTCAACAACGGTTTTTAGCCGCTATTGGGTACAATCTGGATGATGAGTTATTATTTCTTCTTGCAAGCATTGCGTGAATAGTCTATACCTTGTGGTATGGGCAAAAAATTTACACTAAATAAAGATGAACTTGCGTTACTTGAAACGCCATTAGCACAGCTCCCAAAAGAGTTGCGTCTCCTTGCCTTTGCTGTGCAGGACAAAATACATAATCACAATTATGAGTTGAATAAAGAATTTGTTTCTTCGGCGAAACTGCGCCCAAGCATTATTTCAGACTATATGCCTGGAGGGGCTATGTCGGCGGTTCAAAGTCAGGCCGATGGTAAGATGTATGACAGCAAATCTGCCTACCGCAAAGCCCTTAAGGCAGGCGGGTATATTGAAGTAGGCAATGAGAAGCAGGAAGCCCCTAAAGACCGTGGGGACTACAATGTTAGGGACGCGCTTAAACAATCAATTCAACAACATTTGGGGTAATTATGACTGACGAAATCGAACTGCCACAGGATGAAACTCCCACACCGGATGAGTCCATTAGCCTGCGCGAAGAACTTGAAAATGCTTTTAAAGATGTGCGGGAAAAGCCTACTGAAGAAGAAGCCAAACCCGCCGCCGAGCCAACCGGCGCCCCTCCGGTTGTGCCGGAGCAGCCGCAATCTTCAGTTGAGAAGGTCTCTCCCCCGAACTCCTGGACTGCGGCTGCAAAGGCAAAATGGGAAACTATTGACCCTGAACTGCGCTCTGAGATTCTTAAACGCGAATCCGCGGTAGAAAAGGGATTTAGCAAGTTTGATGAAGAACGCTCTGTAGGGAAAACTTTTAAAGAGGTTATCAGTCCCTATATGCCTATCATTCAGGCTGAAGGCGGCACTCCTATCACAGCTATTCAATCGCTTCTTAATACAGCCTACCAGCTTCGCACGGCCACGCCGCAAGCTAAAGGCCAACTTCTTATGCAATTGGCGCAACAGTATGGCGCCGATATGTCACAAGTTTCTCAAAGCCAGCCCGCTATTGACCCACAGTTGCAAGCCATCCATCAGGAACTTGCACAACTGAAAAATGCGCGTCAACAGGAGCTGACAATGAGAGAACAGCAAGAACAGGCTGCCGTACAAAGCACCATTAGTTCCTTCGCTGCAGACCCTAAAAACGTCCACTTTGAATCAGTACGAGCCGAAATGGCTGCCTTACTGCAAGCTGGCCGCGCTAAGGATTTGCAGGAGGCTTACGACATGGCCGTATGGGCAAAACCTGACATTCGTTCCACGCTACTTCAGCAACAGATTGCTGAACAGGAGGCGAAGCGAGTGGCTGATGCCAAGGCTAAAGCTGCGGCGGCACGTAAAGCATCTGGCTCGGTTACAGGCTCACCCGGCGCTACAGCTCCGAAAGTCTCTGCTAACCAAGAAAGAAGTTTGCGTGAAGAACTGGAGGCGCAATTTGCTGCCGCCAGAAACAGCTAACTCACAAACAACAAAGGATTAAGTTATGGCTATACCATCTAGCACCATGACGGAAATCGTGACAACGACCCTGCGCAATCGCACAGGCAAGTTGGCAGATAACGTCACGAAAAACAATGCCCTTCTGAATCGTCTGAAGAAGAAAGGCAAAGTTAAAACTGTCTCCGGTGGCCGCACCATCGTACAGGAACTTGAATATGCGGAAAACGGCACGTACAAGCGCTATAGCGGTTACGAAGCACTGAACATCTCCCCTTCGGATGTGTTCACCGGTGCTGAGTTCAACTATGCACAGGCTGCTGTAGCAGTATCTATCTCTGGTCTGGAACTGATTCAGAACAGCGGTGATGCAGCTATCATTGACCTGCTTGAAAGCCGCATCAGCAACGCTATGCGTACCCTGACCAACAACATCGCTGTTGACATCTATTCGGATGGCACGGCTGATGGTGGCCGTCAGATTGGCGGTTTGCAGCTTCTCGTAAGCGGCACCCCATCTACTGGCACTGTTGGCGGCATCGACGCTTCTACCACGATTGGCTCGTTCTGGCGCAATATTGCGTTCAGCTCGGCTACTGATGGTGGCGCTGCTGCAACCTCCGCAAACATTCAGTCTTACATGAACCGCACCGCGCTCCAGATTGTTCGCGGTACGGATTCTGCTGACCTGATTGTTGCTGACAACAACTACTATCGCCTCTATCTGGAAAGCCTCCAGGCTATCCAGCGCATCCAGTCGGAAGATATGGCTGCTAGCGGCTTTAGCTCCCTCATGTACTACGGTGCTGGCAAAGCAGCTGACGTTGTACTCGATGGTGGTGTCGGTGGCGGTACTCCAACCAATACCATGTACTTCCTGAATACGGATTATATCTTCTTCCGTCCTCACGTTGACCGTTTCTTCACCCCGCTTGGTGATGACCGTTTTGCGGTGAATCAGGATGCAATGGTTAAGCTTGTTGGCTTCGCTGGGAACATGACTGTTTCCAACCGTAAGCTTCAGGCCGTACTCAAAGCATAAGGAGCAAAAACTATGACTTATACATTCGCTTCTAACACCATTGGTGCAATTGACGTAACCACGACAACCACCATTGCTCCAGGTGTATCAAACCTGCCATCTACCGTACTTGAAGCCCAGCTTGGCGAAATTCGCACGGCTTGGGACCCAACTTACGGTTATGGTGAGTTCATCTACCTGAAAATCCCAGCTTCCACTGCAATCACCGCAAATTTGGTTTATCAGTGGACTGCCGGTTATGCGGTTGCTGCACTGCCTGTTCTTGCTACTTCCAAGAACACAGGCCATCAGGTTGCAGTTGCTCCGGCGGCGGTGGCTTCGAGCACCTCAGTTCAGTATGGCTGGTTCCAGATTCAGGGTCAGACCCCTGTTCTGAAAACCGCTGTAACTGTGTCCCCTGATTCGGTTGTGTATGCCTCTGGCACCGCAGGCCGTATTAAGGTTCTCACTTCAGCAGGTGGTCAGATTACCGGTATGCGTACTGCTAACGCAGCAACGGTAACATCGACGACTTCGACTGTACTTTGCTATCTGAATCGCCCAGCAATGCAGGGTCAGATTACCTAGTACCAACTACGGGGGTGGGCTTAAAACGTCCACCCCTACTTTTATGGGGGCTAAAAGTGCTAAATTTTGTTTGCGTGAATGCGGGTGATTATTTGGGGAGAGGTGCGGAATATGTAAATATTCTGGCCGACATGGTGGGGAGAAACCTACCAGAAAAAACAGCCTATAAATTCATTTGTTTTACAGACACTCCTGATGGCATAGATTCTGCCGTTGATATACGCCCATTACCAGCCGAAGGACTGAAGGGTTGGTGGAACAAGGTGGCTTTATTTAAGAAAGGCCTATTCCCAGAAAATGACCGGATTATCTATCTCGATTTAGATACTTGCATTGTAGGTGCTCTCGACGGGATTATAACGTATGATGGCGAGTTCGCCTTAACCCGTGACTTCTTTCGTCCAGATACCTTCCAAAGCGGAGTTATGATGTGGCGTTCAGGATTTGGTGCCCATCTGTGGGATAATTATGTTGCTGCCGGATGCCCAGATATTGATGGCGGCGACCAAGTATGGATACGCAATAATTCCAAACCAGACTGCCTGCAGTCAATTTTCCCGCTGTCTTTTGTGAGCTACAAGGTTCATTGCCAGAGAATGTTCCCCAAATCTGCAAAGGCCGTTTGTTTCCACGGTCTCCCACGACCCCATGAATTCCCTTCCGAATGGGTTAAGTATGTTTGGAAGATAGGCGGCGGCACAGCTTTAGAGTTGCAATGCGTTGGCAATATGGCTGAGACTGACCTAATAGAAAATATCCAGAACGCTTGCAAATTGCCCTACGAGCGTGTGAAGATAGAAACACCGCATGATGGCCATGCCGTTATAGTTGGCGGTGCTCCAAGCCTTCTTAAAGCAATGCCGGAAATAAAAATGAGGGCTGACCATGGTCAAACAATCTTCGCCACCAACAACACCGTTTCTAGCTTACTACTAGATGGCATTGTGCCAGATTATCAGGTAATACTTGATGGCCGAAAAGAAAATGCAGCGTTTGTTGGTAATGTGCCGTGTATGTTGGCTTCACAGTGTCATCCTGCTGTATTTGAAGCTGCAAAGGAAAATCCAATAACTATTTGGCATTCATTTGCCGATGGACTTCAGGAAATTGTCAATGATGATAGCGCTTTTATTGGCGCTGGGTTATCATCAGTAGGATTAAAAGCTATAGCTCTTGCCTTTACTATGGGGTACCGTAAAATCCATATTTACGGTATGGATAGCTCATATACCGATGGCAAGCACCACGCTTACCCGCAATCACTTAATGATGGCGAACGTGTGATTGACGTTGAATGTAACGGGAAAAAATATACTTGCGCACCATGGATGGCCGTACAAGTAGAAGAATTTAAGAGTCTGGCAGCACTTTTAGTCGCAGAAGGTGTTATTCTGACTGTAAATGGTGAAGGTCTATTACCAGACGTTACGCGCCTTTTAGGCAAAGCCCCACCAGAATATGGAGAAATAGAACAGCGAGACGGGCTGTGGTGGCCAGCAAATGATTATATTTGCCATCAGGCTATGCAAACTGCGGATGAAGATATTAACCTTATCTTGCCGTTTTGTAAAGAGAAAAAAGTTGCAATACAGGCTGGCGGCAATGTTGGTGTGTGGCCAAAGCGTTTAGCAAAAGAATTTGAGGCGGTTTATACGTTTGAGCCGGACCCAGTAAATTATGAATGCTTAAAACGCAATGTTCCAGAAGATAACGTGGTGATGTTTAACGGCGGGTTGGGGGATACGACCGGCTATGTCGGCATGAAACTTGGCACAAACAACTGCGGAGCGCACCGAATTGAAGGCGAAGGAGAGGTTTGCATATTCCGCATAGATGCCTTTTATCTCAAACAATGCGACCTTATACAGCTTGATATTGAAGGATATGAACTTCAGGCTCTTAAAGGGGCAATAGAAACCATCCAGAAATTCAAGCCAGTAATTGTTATTGAGGAGAATGGCTTATGTGAAAATTATGGGGTTAAATCGGGTGATACAGAAAAATGGCTAATTGAGCAGGGCTACCAAGTCGCAGCCCGAAATAAACGCGACATAATTTTTATTTGTAATAACCAACCTAAAGGAGTATAATTCATGTTTAGTACGCCACAAGTAAAACAAAGCGGCACTTCGCTCCATGTTGAACACGGCAATGATAGTAACCTATACGTTGAGTTCACAATGGAAGCAATCCATCAGACGTTTGAAAGCGAAAAGGAAGGACGCCCCATTTTCAAGGATGTCCCCCATGTTCGCATTATGTTTGCTGGGGATAAAACCAAAGTAGTTTTTCGCCCCGTTGAGGAACAAGATAAACGTCGGTTTGCGGCACAGTGGGCTGCTTTCGAGCGTCAGGAGGAGCAGGTGCAGGCTGGGACTCCGGTTACGGAATGGTCGCCGCTTACAAAATCCGAGGCGATGGAACTAAAAGCAATGAATATTCATACTGTTGAATCTCTAGCAGCTTTGCCAGATACGGCAATAAACTGGCTGGGCGGGAGAGAAATGAGAAATAAAGCGCAAAAATATCTGGATGCGTCTAAAGACGTGGCGGTTCTTACAAAGATGGCTGCCGAAAACTCTAAACTGCAGGCAGATATTGAAGCCCTTAAAGAGCAAATTAAACAACTCGGAAAACCCAACAAAAAGGAATCTTAACTATGCCTATCGTACAACGCATTATGGGGTCTGGTATCCCGGCACAGGCTGCACAGAACATCAACGGTGATTGGTCTGGCGCCCTGACGGCAACCGGTAGCTCACAAGCAACCGCCCTTTTGCTTGGTAGTGTCGTAAACTCTGTGACGACCACTGCTGCATCTACCGGCGTCCAGCTCCCAGCTACCAGCCCTGGTGATTGGGTTTATGTTCATAACTCTGGTGCAAATACCCTGTCTGTTTACGGACAGACGGGAGACGCAATCCAGAGTGGTGCCGCAAACGCTGCATTTTCTGTTGCCGCCAATAAAGGCGCATTGTTCTTCCGCGTTAGCACGACCCTTTGGGGCGCAATTCTGACCGCATAATGGTAACGGCACCCCCAATTGTCCAAGCGAATAAGCTAACCCTCCTTGGCCTGATTAACCAGGCCACGGGGGAGCTTGGGCTGCCTCAATATACTCAAATTGTGAATAATACCGATTCACAGGCCGTTCAGCTTCTTGCTCTTGCTAAACGCGAGGGTAAGGAGTTTTTTAATATGGCCAATCGTATTGGTGGCTGGGAAGAATTGCGAAAACAATATATTTTCCAGACATCTGCTATTACTGGCTTGACTGGAAATACCACTGTAGGCTCGGCAGTTGTGACAAATATTAGTTCTACAGCTGGCATCGTTGCTGGCCGATGGGCGGTATCTGGCACAACGCTTGCATATGGCACCCGCGTTTTATCGGTTGATAGTTCTACTCAGATTACAATGGATAGCGTAGCAGTTGAAACAGGAACCGCTGTTGACCTGTCCTTTGGGCAAGATGCCTATACTATCCCGTCGGATTTTGCCTATTTTATTCAGCAGACTTATTGGGATAGAAACTTCCGTTGGCAGCTCCTTGGCCCCTTGTCAGCGCAAGAATGGCAGGTTATTAAGTCTGGCATCTCTCCTACTGGCCCACGCCGCCGATTTCGCGTGATGGGAGGCTATTTCTGGATTGACCCAACACCTACAGATTCTACATCAAACGAAGTATTCGAGTATTACAGCAATTCATGGTGCCAGTCCTCTACCGGCACTGCTCAAAGCACATGGGCAGCTGACGGCGACTATTACACGCTTGATGATGACGCGTTTATCCTTGGCCTGAAATGGCGCATTCTGGCTGCTAAAAAGCTCGATTACGGTCAGGAAAAGCAGGATTATGACATGCTCTGCCAGCGCCTTGTATCGCGTAATGGTGGGAATCGTGATATTCCTATTAATGCACAGGCAAGCGGTATGCATCTAATAAACAACGCAAATATCCCAGATACAGGCTTTGGCTCATGATATTACAGCGTAAAAAAAAAGTAAATACCGGCTTTAAGATAAAGAATATATCGATACCAGCACCGGTAGGCGGCCTGAATGCGCGTGATTCTATCGCCAACATGCCAGCCTCTGATGCCCTAATTCTTGATAACGTATTCCCCCGCCCAACTGACGTTGTAACGCGTAACGGCTATGCTCTACAAAACTCCAACCCTACAGGTTGGGTTGAGACGTTGATGGCATATAATGGCGTCACGGCCAATAAATTGTTCGCTGTTGATACTGGCGGTAATATTCGTGACGTAACATCATCGTCGACTGGCGCATCAGCCGCTGTAACCGGGCTCACAAACGCCCGTTTCCAGTATGTAAATTTTGGTACTTCTGGCGGCCACTTCCTAATGGCAGTCAATGGCGCCGATAAATTACGCGGGTTCGATGGGACAAGTTGGTGGAGAGATGGAGATGGTACACATGATATTACGGGTGTGGATACTACCAATATTATTCACATCAACATTTTCAAAAGCCGCGTATGGATGGTACAAAAAAACTCTACGCTAGCTTGGTACTTACCAATTAACTCAATAGCCGGTGCTGCTGTATCGTTCGATTTTGGTTCGCTATTCCGCCTCGGCGGTTATTTGATGGGTATTACTACATGGTCTATTACAAATAGCATGGGTACCGATGAATATTTGGTAGCAGTATCCTCTGAAGGTGAGGTGTTGATTTATAAGGGATATGACCCCGCATATGCGTCAACTTTTGCCCTTGCCGCACACTTCCGAATTGGCCGACCACAAGGAAGGCGCTTTTTCTGTAAATACGGGCCAGATGTCGTGATGATTACGGCTGACGGCGCAATTATGCTCTCAGCATCTTTGATGACTGACCGTGCTGCACCCCAACAGGCTATTAGTAATAAAATAACTAACCTTATAACAAGCGATGTTCAAGCATACCCCAGTAATTTTGGGTGGCAAGTCATCTTATACCCTATTGGCAATAAGCTAATTATTAATGTTCCTGTTTACGAAAATGTGCAACAATACCAATATGTCATGAACACTATTACAGATTCATGGTGTAGTTATGGCAAACAAAACACATCATCTGCCTATCTAGCCGCGTGTTTTGAGATATTTAACGACAATATCTATTTTGGTAGTTCAAATGCCGTTTATCAGGCAGATACCGGAACTACTGACAACGGTGCCAACATTTTCTCGACTATAAAACCTGCATTTAACTATTTTGGTGCACGTGGTATCCAAAAGATATTTACGATGATTAAGCCGTATTTTCAGTCAAACGCTAGAACCTCGGTATTTATAGGTATTAACCTCGATTTCCAAGATTCCAATCCAACATCAACTATTCCGGTAGTTCCATCATCCAGTACGTCGCCGTGGGATACTTCGCCGTGGGATACTTCTTATTGGTCTGCCGACACATTTATCACTAAAGATTGGCAGTCAGTTACGGGTATCGGTAACGCCGCAACCAGCAAAATCATCATTGATGGGAAGTCTCAGGTATCTTTGCAAGCGATAGATTATGTATTCTCTACAGGTGGGACATTATGATTGTTGACTACCAGAATCAGGAATATATAAAAAAGTGGGCGGGAGCTATAATTGGGGTAGCTGATTTTGGCTTAAGCACGGCAATAGGAATAATGGAAGGCAATAAGCTCATTTGCGCTGTTATTTACAACAATTTTATGATGTCTCCTGAAGGCAATCCAGTATCTATAGAAATGAGTGTAGCAAGTGTTGACAAACGCTGGTGCAACAGGCATAATTTAGGTGTCTTTTTTAGATACCCATTTGTCCAGCTTGGTGTCCGTCGGGTACAAGCAACAATTGCAAAGAAAAATAAACCTGTACGCAAGTTTTGCCAAAAGCTCGGTTTTAAATACGAGGGAACTGGTAGAAAAGCATGGCCATTAGGTGGTGATGCGTGTGTATATTCGATGTTAAAACCTGAATGTAAATGGATATAAAATAATGGGAAAATCGACACCTTCACAACCAGCAGCACCAGACCCAAATACAACGGCTAAAGCGCAAACGCAGTCTAACAAGGAAACAGCGCTTTACAATTTTGGGTTAAATAACCCCAATGTTATTAGCCCGCTTGGAAGCTCTACATTCGTACAAAGCAATACTACGCCAACCTATAACATGGATGCGTACAATTCTGCGCTAAATGCGTGGAAGGCTGCAGGGAGCAAAACCGGAGCACCAATTGAGGATTACCGTACATGGCAAAATCATCAGCGCGGTACTGCAAACTCGACTAGGGAGAAATATGACGCCTATGTTGCGGCTAATCAGGGTAATGCTGGTTCAATGCCTACCCTTGAACAGTTCAAAACAGGCGAAGGTGGACAGCCCCAGGTCAGCCAAACTATCAAGCTGTCGCCAGAACAACAGCAGCTTTATGATTTGCAGACAAGTCAAAGCATTGACCTTGGCAAACTGGCAACCGCACTCCAGAGCCGAGTCGGGCAAGCACTTAACACACCAAATGTAAACCCAGAAGATATTAACGCTCTGTCAAAACAGGCGCAGGATTCTTATTATAAGCAGCAGACGCAGTATCTCGACCCACAGTGGGAAAACTCGCAGAAACAACAGAACGCTTCATTAGCCAATCAGGGAATCACGATGGGTTCTGAGGCATGGCAACATGCACAGGATGACCTTGCCCGCCAGAAACAGATGGCATACTCCAACGCGCAGATGAACGCGATTGCACAAGGACCACAGAATGCCCAGCAGTTGTTCTCACTGAACAGCGCAGAACGCAACCAGCCGCTTAACGAGTTCAACGCGCTTCGTTCGCAGTCTCAAGTGTCGATGCCGCAGTTTGGGGGCGTTAATCAAACAAATATGGCTGGTACGAATACGGCACAGATTGCCCAGAATGCGTATCAGAACCAGCTTAATAGCTATAATCAACAGGTGGCGTCTAATAACAATATGACTAGCGGCCTGTTTAGTTTGGGTGGAAGCCTTGGCTCGGCTGCGCTGATGAACCCGGCACTGTTCGCTGGGTCTGACCGTCGCCTAAAAACGCGTATTGAGCGTATCGGTGAAACTAAGGGAGGTATTCCAGTTTATCGCTATAAATACAAGGGTGCAGATGACCTGCATATTGGCGTTATGGCGCAGGATGTTCCTCATGCCCGCGTGATGATGCCAAGTGGTTACTATTTCGTTGATTACAGCAAGGTATCGTAATGGCCGGATATATTAATCCAGTATCGTTTACAACACCTAGCCAAGCCAGCCCGCAAGCGCTCGCTCAGGGGTTAATGCCGCTGTCTGAAGTAGCCAACCAGCCTGGGCAATTTAGTGCAGTACAATCCCCGTCTATAAGTCCTGAAGCGTTGCTAAAAATGGCAGAAATGAGCCAGCCTAAAGCAACATCGGTTCAGCCGGGAAGCGGGTTAAAGCAAGATTTTGCGCAGGGTATTATGAACCCGAACTCGTCCACAGCGACGGGGGCTGGGTTATCTAACGAGTTCAAAAACGCTTTATATGGGGTATCCCCAACGTCACTATTTGCCAAAGGATTTTTCAATGGCTGAGACACCATCTAACCAAATGGCTAATATTATCCCAATTCTAGCCGCCACAGGCCACGGCGATGTTGCGGCTAAATTGCAGTCTGCGCAGATGCAGCAGCTGATGGCACAGCAATTGATGGCGGAGGGGGGTGCCCCAGAGGATATTAACAAGCTTGCCAATCCTGGTGGCCTTGTCGTTCCTTATAGCCCATTCCAGGGTCTTGCTAAGGCTGGCGATAAGATAGCTGGGGCTTATATGGCTAAAAATGCTCTTGCCGACCAACTGGCGGCGTATGGTGGTAGCTCTAACGCAACCCCTGGGCAGGCAGCCCTTGCAGGGGGATTAACTGGGAGCGATTCTAATATGCCGACAATGGCGCAAATGATGGTTCCCGGTGAGCTTGGGAAAGCATGGTATGAGCAGTCACATCTGCCAGAAAATACTTTCATGAAGGCAGCAGCAACACCATACACAGATGCTAATGGCGTGACAAATTGGGCTGCTAATAACCCAAGCTTTAAGGGCGCGGCTAGTCAGTATTTACCAAGCTCACCGACACTACAGGGTGCTGTCGCTCCCCCACCTCCTATCCAGCAGCAGGATTTACCACCCGCTGCACCTGTAGCCCCTCCAGCCGATGTGCTTACCGATAAGAACAAGCAGGATTTAAATACCCTTTACGGCACCGATGAGCCAGCAAAACCAGTAGAATTGAGTAGCGATAAAGCGCAAGAAGACAAATTCTCATGGCTGCCCAAAGGTGGCGGTGATGATATCGGCGCTCCGACTAAAGCCAATGTTGAGCAGGCTGGGAAGCTTTCTGAAAGCGGAATTAAATACCAAGAGGAGATAACCAAAGAAGCAAATGATGCGACTAAGGGCAAGCGCATAGTTGAGCAGATGAAAATTCTCACTGATGGGATTACTCCCGGCAAGCTTACACAGGCAAAGTCTGACCTAGCCGCCTATGGCGAGGCTCTGGGGGTGAATAAGGATTGGCTGGAAGGCCAACTAGGCAAGGTAGATAATGTGCAGGCGTTCAATAAGCTTACTGCACAGCTTGCTGTAGAGAATGTTAAGAATATGACATCCCGTGGTACGCAGATGGAGTTCGCTACCTTTATTAAAAATAACCCGAATCCAGACCTCAATCCTGGCGCATTAAAGCAGCTTATCGAATTTACTGGGAAATCTTTTGATATCCCACTTGAGAAGCAGCAGGCATGGGATACGTGGCTTAATAAGCGTGGCGGCTCTATCGGGCAATATTCAAAATTTGATTCGGCGTGGAATAAGCATCTAAGTGATAATATGGGTGAAAAACTGGCTCCCAACCCCATACAAACTCGCACCATTACTATGGATGATATAAACGCAGCAGCTAAAGCTCATGGGAAGACACCAGAACAGGTTATGAAGGACGCACAAGCGAAAGGCTTTACAATTGCCAAATAATTTTGATTTAGGCACAGAATTATATGGGGCACCTCCAGCAAAATTTGACTTGGGGACGGAGTTGTATGGCCAAGCAACACCGTCTTGGGGGGATAATCTTAATACATCTCTAAACGATATAATAATGAACAAACTTGCCCCCGCTGCGGCTAATTATAGCCAAGGCAAAGAGGGTGCAGGCATGTTGACTGGTGACATTGCTGGCAGCGTCGGGCAAGCTATTATGGCTATTCCTGGCTCTGGTGTGCAAACACTATATCAAAGCGCTCCAGAGGCCATTCAAAAACCAATAGCGGCGGTTGGAGATTATATAGCAAATAGCGCTCCAGTAAAATATGCGGGAGAGGTCGCAGCAGCTCATCCCGATGCGGCTCAAATACTTGGTAACATTGCTAGTGTCCAAGGCGGTGGGGCGGTGTTATCGGGCGCTCTTAATGCTGGTGCAAATTTGGCGGCTGACTCTACCGGGATGGGGCATGCAATGCCTGGGGTTCCCCCAAAGTATTCACCTGCCGACTACCAAGCTGCAATCAATAATACCTATGAGAAATCATTGCAAGCACGCAAGTCATTTTATGATTTTATGGATAATGCTGCAGCAGGACAAACAGTCAATGTTACCCCTATTGTTAATGATGCTAAAAATGCAATTGCTGAGATAGAAGCAAACCAATTCCATGAAGCAAGGTCGACATTGCCACGTTTACGCTCATTTGTGGCCAATTACGGAGAGTCTCCGCAAATGCCTTTAGCCGATGCCGTGGCTATGAAGCAGGATATTAACTCTGTATTTAACCCATCAAAATTTACGCAGAACTCGAAATCACCAATTTTTAATATTGGGTCGTATTTGGGTGATGCAATCGATAAAGCGTCTGCCAATAACCCGCTTTTTGCCAAAGCAAAAGCGCTTGCCGATACGAATCATGTCGAGAATATGGCAAATGCTTTCCAGAATAATGACCTTTTGGCGAAAAGTTGGACTCCAAAAGATTATAATGCGCAAAAAACCATAGACCGTGGGTTATCGAGCTATTTGCCGGATGAAACCATGCTGCGCCAAAGGCAAATAATATCTAATATCAAAACCCCAGAACAATTAAATGCCGTAACAAGGGTGCTGCCGCCAGATATGGCTCAGGAATTTCGCAATCAATTGGCGAAACAATTGACTGCCGGTTCTGGCGCATATCGTGTTGGTGAATTGGGTAATGCCGTCGGAGATATTACTCGCTCCCCAAAACACATATGGAATGCGATTGTTGGTGAGAAATTGTCGCCCGATAAAGCCGCGCTATTGGCGGCTACAAAAGCCGCATCTCCTCAATTAACTACCGAAAAATTGGCTCAGCAACTAATGTTACTTAAAGGCTTTGGAGATTAGATTTATGGTAATAGCAACCGGAAGCGCAAACGCGGCCAAAGTAACGCAAAATGCTATATATTCAAATATGAAAAACATAATGAAACCCCTTAAATATATGCTATTATACGCCATAATCTCTCAGGAGTCAAATAACCATGCCATTTAACGGTTCAGGCACTTTTACCCGCGTGTATAATTGGACTAATGACGCAGCAAGCGCCATTCCCATTACCGCATCTCGCGTAGATACGGAAGATACGGGCTTTGCAACGGGGCTGTCTAATACGATTTGCCGTGATGGCCAAAGCACGATTACAGCCAATATACCATTTAATAATAATAAAATCACCGGCCTTGCTACGGGAACAGCGGCAACTGATGCTGCTACTGTAGGTCAGGTGCAGGCTGGTACGTCTAACTGGGTCGCAGCAGGGGGTACTGTAGATGCTATCACCGCTACCTATTCCCCTGCTGTTACAAGCCTTACAGACGGCCTAGAGCTAAAATTTCGCTCGTCTGGCGCAAACGCTACTACGACCCCGACATTTTCACCCAACGGTCTGACAGCAAGGACAATAACTCGTATTGGTGGTCAAACGCTTCTTCCTGGCGATATAGGCGCAGTTGGTTATGAGGCTAGTGTTCGTTATAACCTTGCGAATACGCGGTGGGAGCTTGAAAATCCTGCGGGATGCCTTTCCGCGCAGTTTACTAATAGCGCCAGTGCAGTAAACTACTTTATCCTGAACGGGTCTGCAACAGGTGCTGCACTTACTATGACCGCTGCAGGTACTGACAGCAATATTGCCCTTCGCGCCCAGCCTAAAGGGACTGGCGGGTTTGATGTCTATACTGCTGCAGGTGCGGATAGGCAATTTAATGTTACAGCTGTAGCAAGTGCGGTAAATTACTGGTCATTTAGTGGAGCAACCGCCGGTAACCCTATCGTATTTACTGCTGCAGGTAATGATACAGATGTGGGTATAAAATACGGCTCAAAGGGCATAGGCCAGCATCTGTTCTACGGTGCGCAGGGGAGTACACTGTGCTTTGGCGCTGTTCCTGTTGCAAGCGCAGTAAATTATGTGCAAGTAACTGGTGCTGCGACCGGTGTTGGAGCAAGTATCTCAGCGGCAGGTGAAACTAACGTACCCCTGCTGGTGTCAGGCAAAGGAACCGGCGGCGTTCAAGTTACCGACCTACAGCCAACGACATGGAAGCGTTCAACCGCACAACTAGATATGACGTCTAATACTACACCTGCTACCATTACAGGTCTTTCTGTTACTGTTACCGCAGGCGCAACCTACGTCTTCGACGGATATGTAACGGGCACTGCTAACGCTTCAGGCGGAGCCAAAGTGGCTATTGGCGGGTCTGCCACTGCAACAACCTTTAACATGAATGCCGAGAACTTTAACGGCACAACGACAAATGCAAGAAGCTCGACAACTACGTTGGGAACTTCAGTAGGCGGCGCTACGGCTGTGTTCACCGATATTAAAGTATCTGGGACGATTGTTGTAAACGCTGGCGGTACACTTACACTTACATTTGCCCAGAACGCCTCTTTTGGTACTGCTTCAAGCGCTTATGTTGGTTCATGGTTGAGAGTAACGAGGGTAGCATAATGAAACAAATTGCAGGTATTATTACTGAGTTTAGTGTCGAACCGGTCGAACCTATACCAGATGATGCGATTCGCGTTGACTATAACGGAGAAACGAATATATTTACCGTATATCAAATAGGGGACGATTTGCCAAATGCCTGTTAGTCACGCGTTTACAAATACCAAGGCTGACGGTAATGATGCCACAGTGACACGCCCCTCGGATTGGAATGCTGGCCACGTTGTTATTGTAGATTTAGCCACTGAAGTTACTGGGATATTGCCAGCTGCGAACATGCAGTTTAACCCATATACCACCACTTACGCAGGAGCAGTTTAATGGCCGTAACAGCTTCTCCGATATTCCCGCAGGCAATTAAGAATCACCAGACGCAGATTGCAACTGCAGACGCAAGCAATCTTAAAACCCTTATAACTGGCGGTACAAATGGTACAAAGATTGAGGCACTAGTTGCAACTAGCACGGATACATCTGCACGTGATTTACAATTTGTATTAACTATAAGCGCTGTTGACTACATTTTAGATACCATTTCTTGCCCCGCTAATTCTGGTAATACTAACTCTATAGCGACCCTAAATATATTAAGTAACGCAACGCGGTTTTTATGGGCACCTTATGACGCTGCAGGCAACCGCTATCTTTATATAGCATCGGGGACGGCTTTAAAGGTACGCTCTCTTACCACCTTGACTTCGGCTAAGGTTATCTCAGTGATGGCAATGGGAGCCGACTTCTAATGCCGATGGATGGGGGTATATCTCCTAAACTCCCTACGGTTTTGACGGGGAGGCAGCCTTTCCGCGACTCTGCTGCACAGACGGCTTTTCAGTCAAAGCTCGGTCTTGGCACGATGGCAACCCAGAATGCCAACAACGTAAGCATCAGCGGCGGCTCACTAAGCGGGATAAGCTCTGTAAATAGCGGCTACTACTACGGCTCTTATAGCTATATCAGTTATTTGTATCCTAGCGTCTGCCAAGGTAATTATTTATACGCCACGACGCTGCTTGACGTACAGGCGGCTATGCAGCTTAAACCCGTACTGCATACTAGCAATGGGTATATCAGCGATAGCGAAACAGTAGTTCTTTGTGATGCAAGCAGTGCGGCTACTTGCACAGGCACACCCTCCACACCTTCCTGCTCATCTTATTCGACGCAGGGTGGATGCGAATCTAATACCAGCCACGGCTCCCAATGCTCATGGAACAGCGTCTATTGCCCTAGTTACAATGGCGACCAGACCACTTGCGAGTATTACCACTGCACTTGGGAAACCACTTCTTGCTCTCCATATAACTCTGACCAGATGACCTGCGAGAGTCATAGTGGTTGCACATGGAATACCAACTACGGGAATTGCTCTGACTTTAACGGAAGCGAAAGCACTTGCAACAGCACTTCTGGTTGCACTTGGAACTATAGCGACTGCCATGTGAATGATAACACAGACCAAGCAACCTGCGAAGCTAACTCTGGATGCTCTTGGGATTCCATGGGGAATCTCTGCAACGGTCAATACAACACCTCTTGCTCTGGCTCGTATGTTAGCGGTTACACTTGCGACGGCACAACCCCTACAGGGAATTGTGTAAGTTCTGGCTCTGAAGGGTATTGCTCCGGCACTGTCACCTGCGGCTCTATAGTAGATAGCGGCATTTGTAGTGGAGAGTCCGGCTGCTCATGGGTAACAGGCATTGCCTTGATTATGCCGCCCGGTAACGACGGTAGAACAGTTCGCATTCAAAAGGTGGATTCATCCGGTGGCGTTGTCACCCTTACCCCCTATTACCCAAGCAACCCGCAGTATATCCGCGCTGCATCAAGCTACACCCTTACGTCACAGTGGCAGGACGTATGGTTGACTTACTACGCCTCAACACAGACATGGAGCTAAAATGCAGGATATTACTTTTGCACAGTTTGAAGCCGCAATCGCAACGGGGACTGTTATTATTGACGTATGGAAGGACGATTGTCCCTACTGCGTACAATACGCTCCTATCTTTGAAGCTGCTGAGGCAGAGAACCCCGACATTACGTTCCTGAAGTTCAACCTCGCCATTAAGGACGTAACCCCGACGTGGATATCCACCTACTTCGGTAACGGCAAGCTAGATGCTCCTGCTACGCTGCTGCTAGAAAACGGCAAGCTCATCAATCGCAAGTTTGGCTTTATGAATGCAGAGCAGCTTGCATCATTCCTACGCCTGCGCTCCCTGAATGCCCTGTATCTCGAAAAGGGCAAGCTCATCACAGCGATTAACGTAGCTCATCAGTCTATGCGAGCTATCGAAGCCAAAGACCAGACTAAGCTCACGGATGAGGATTATCTGGAAAGGGGTAGGGCAGCGACCGAGATGGAAGTTGCACAGGCCACTATCACGCAAAAACTCAACCCTCAAATCGAAAACCTCTTAGCTCTAGGAGTCGCATAATGTCTTGCAATGAATGCGGATGGGATACCGCTGTAAAACCTAAATCGTGGTGGAAAACAGATTGCAAGTTGTGTTTAAGACTACGCTATAGTATTATAGCCATATGTTCTGGCATCTTACTATGGTGGGTCTATGGCTGAAGAAAAACGAAATCTCACTGATGAAGATGTCAAGGCTATTGCATCTGCTATACGCAACGAGATGATACATGAGTTCTATCAAGACCTTGGACATGGTTTCCTCGGTTTTGTTAAGAAAGGTCTGATGTACGGCCTGATGATGATAGCCGCATACGGGGCTATGCGTGGCTTTCATTCGATAGGGATTGACGATGGTGGACGTTAGGCTAGTTCGCATAAAGGCTACTGACACTGGAACTCTTGGCACCCTTACGCTTAACGGCAAGGAATTGTGCAAGACGTTAGAGCTACCATGGAAAGACAACGCTGATATGATTAGCTGCATTCCCGTTGGCACTTACGAGTGCAAGCCTTGGGATAGCGCAAAGTTTCCGAATGTCTGGGAGATTACCAACGTGCCGAATAGAGAAGCGATTCTCATACACTCGGGGAACACGATGAAAGACACCCATGGCTGCGTCCTTGTAGGACAGGGCTACGGAAGCTTCAACGGCATGTCTGGGGTTGTCAATAGCCGCAAAGCATTAGAGAACCTCCGTGGCACTTTGCCGCATAACTTCACACTTACGGTATCACAAGCATGGACATAACTGGACTGGGTTCACTCTTTGATTTTGGCAGTAAGGTTCTGGAACGCATATTCCCAGACCCCAAAGACAGGCTTGAAGCTCAGACAAAACTGGAGCAGATGCGCCAAACAGGTGAGCTTGCCCAGTTGGCGGCTGGTACAGACCTCGCCAAAGGCCAGCTAGAGATTAATAAGATTGAGGCGAGTAATGCCAACCTTTTTGTAAGCGGTGCAAGGCCGTTTATCATGTGGGTATGCGGTATTGCATTTGCCTATACCTTAATTTTGCAGCCATTCATGATATTTGCTTGTGCCGTATATGGTAAGGTAATACCCCCTCTACCAAATATAGACACCAACCTTCTCGGTTGGGCGCTAGGTGGCATACTTGGACTGGGCACGATGAGAACCACTGAGAAAATTAAAGGTGTTGCAAATATCCGGTAATATCCTATAATCGGGTGGATTAATAATAGGAGTCCACATGATAGATATATCCGGTAATGTTTACGGAAGATTAACTGTTATCCATAAGGTTAAGGCTAAAAGCACAGCAAGCTCCTACTGGCTGTGCCGTTGCATTTGCGGTAAAGAGAAAACAGTATCTAGTGCCAAGCTAAGGAATGGTTTAACCCTATCATGTGGATGCTATAGGGCTTCGCTGAAAAACAACCTAATACACGGGATGGCTAATAAAACTCCCACTTACAGAACGTGGAAAGAAATGAGGCAACGCTGCCTGAACCCAAGAAGCGATAAGGCTAGGTGGTATTCAGGGCGCGGTATAAAAATCTGCGATAGATGGCTCCAGTCTTTCGAGGCGTTTCTTGAGGATATGGGTGAGAGGCCAGTAGGTAAGACCCTAGATAGGAAAGATGTAAACGGTAACTACGAGCCATCTAATTGTCGGTGGGCTACTCCACGGCAGCAGGCCGAAAGTAATCGTGGGTGCTTTCGGCGGGGTAATGCCCCTCATAACAAGGGTACGTCTAAATAGTTGCCTAATCCACATCTTGTGGTATAATCGCGGCGTAACCCCATCATGTATGGGAAAAGCCAATGATAGACGTAATCTGGCATACAACTCCAAAACCAAAGCCGCCATACTTGCGGTTGCTTTTTATGCTTGCCGTTATTGTAGCAGCAGCGTTTCTGCACGGGTGTACTAAACCTGCACCGTGGGATGGCATGGCATTCCCAACAGCCCCCTATTCAAAGATGGGGATGATAGGTAGCGGCTTATGACTCCGGAGGCCAAGCACCTTATAACGAAGTATAAGGGTGCTGGCAGGAAGCTCGGCATAGAAGAAGCAGCCATTATCGTAAACAACTATGTCACACGGCATGAACTCACGGAGTATCAGTATGGCGCTCTTGTATCTTTTGTGGATAACCGTGGCGCTCAGGCTTTCTACCAAAGCAAGCTCCTTAAAATAATCAACGAGGATTTCTACCCTGATTGGGAGCTACGGGCGTCTAAAGAGTTCGACAAGCCGTGCTGGTGTGTATGGCTTGGCAAGTATAATAAGAGCATGGCGATACGCAGAGCAAAGGAAAAGCGGCTATTCCTCACGCCGTTGCTGGTGGTGCATAACGTACCGGAGACGAAGCGATGACCCGCCTGTACCGTATGCCATATACCCAAGAGGAAAAAGATGCGTTCATCAAACGGGTGCTTGCGGGTGAGAGTATGCGCCAGCTACAGCGCGAGACGGGTATATCACGCGACACGTTACAAAAATGGATGGGAGCGTATCTTACAAAACACGGCATCAGGCACCCACGTCATCAACCCCCTCAGCATGAGCGTGAAAAAATAAATATCTACACCAAGAAGTCATTGAAAATCCTCATTTTCGACCTTGAATTATTGCCCAACTCTGGCTTCTTCTATGACCGCTTCTCCGATTTTGGGATACCACAACAGTTCATCCGTAAGCCAAAAGCATTGTGTGCAATAGGCTACAAGTGGTTTGGGGATGCTGATGTAACCGTACTGGCGACAAAGAAGCCATATGAAGATAGGGATATACTCAAACAGTTTGCACCAGTTTGGGAGCAGGCTGACTATGTGGTGGCTCACAATGGGGATGCCTTCGACATCAAGGCGCTGGGTGCTAGATATAAATACCACAACCTTCCATCCCTTCCTCCGGTAGCGTCAATAGACACCCTTCGCCTAGCCCGCCAGAAATGGGGGCAGTTTCTAAACGGCAATGGCCTTGACCACTTGGCAGAAATGGCGGGTTTAGGCAGGAAGCTCAAGATTGATGCTTCGCTATGGGTGCGCTGCGCCGAGGGTGACAAAGAAGCCATGGCAGAGATGATAGAGTATAACCGGCAAGACGTAAACCTACTGGAACTGGTGTTTGCGGATATGCTGTCAACCGTAAAACATAAGATAAACCATAACCTGTTTATTGATTCTCCGGTGAAAGTATGCAAGACTTGTGGACATGACGACTTGGAGCATAAGGGATATGAACTTACTGCGGCGACTTACCGCCATCGTTACAGGTGTAAAGCCTGTAATAGCTGGAGTACGCAGCCCAAAGGCAAAGGACGCTTATGAGATGCACCCGCTTGTCGCCCTTGCCTATACCACAATCGTAAACACGCTGGAAAAGGGCGAGGCTAAGGGGCATGAGAAAGACGGCTGGAGAACCACACCAAAGGAAGTACAGCTTTTAAAGGCTATTCGCCACGCGATAACCTCAATAGGGCTTGCCAACTATCCTGAGTATTTCAAGGACGATGAAACGGATATTGAGCATGGGGAGCAGGCTCTTGTTCGCTTCGACATGTATCTTCGGAACTTGTTAGACGAACGCAAACGGTCTGAACAGTCCCGCAAATAGGGCACTTAGGTTTATACAGGCCAACCTCGTTAGGTATATCATATATACGCGATACAGCGCATGATGTGCAGGCGAGGTCTAGTTTCATTTCGGCAGCTTACTTTCCTTGAGGACGGGGTGGCGGTGAGCATCGTTCGCCATCATCAGCAGTTGTGACATAATATCGCAGCGGTTATCGCCGCTAATCTCAACGGGGCTGGCGGTGTAATTCTCAATCTTGCCCTTTTCATTATAGTACACCTCATGCAGTTCGTACCATGGTTTATCTGGCGATTTTATATCCATATGGATTATGCGGTAGTTCCAAGTCATACCCCAACTCCTATAATCAGCCCAATAATACCATCGACAATCCGCACGGTCTTGCTCTTGCCACCAAGCGTAGCCACAACGAACAGAAACAGCCCGTGGAGCAGAAGAAGCCATAATACCGGATGTCCGAGCCATAGTATAGCTGGAATCGCTAGACAGCCCTTTATAACGCCATAGACGATACCGAGGTCATAGAACGCCCATTTGTGAGGTAATATACGGGTTATCTTAAAAGCCAAATCCTGCATCCATTGATATGCTCCGTCCTCACGCTGCGGCCATGTACCGCTAATAGCCGAAAACAGGACGTTAGCAGGCATAATGGTCATAACGAATACAACCCACATTCCGGCAAGCGTATCAGCTAGAGATAGGGTTTGCGCGTTGATGAGGATGAACGCCAAAATTAACCACTGCCAATGGCCAATTTTGCCCTCCCCTCTGGCCATGTTAAAAAGTGCGAGCAGGGCGGGTATTAGCATTTGTCCTCCGTTGGTTTGGTGCATTTCGTACAGTAATACGGGCTAGGCGGGTCGCACCTATCATGCCCATTATCAGCAACGCCACCGCAATTAGGGCATCTGCTAAGGGAATACTCCACCCTCTCTCTAACCCGTCCAGCGGCGGAATCTTCTAGGCCGCGTAATACAGCGGGGGGTATTCTCATAGCTTTGATGGCGGCGGTGGCTTGCTGTTGATATAGCGCCTTATATATACTGCTATTGTTCAACTCATCATAATTATCGGCCTCGGCACTATTGCATATCGCCCTAGCCACCCTTTCCACTTCCTCTGGGGTGGGGTGGTATTTCCATGCGGCTTGAAATCCCTTATAAAGCTCGCCTTCGTTATATACAAAATGATAACCAGACATAGCAAAAAACTTCCTCTCTTGCTTAATCCATTTATCAAATGCATTACGACACCAATTAGAAGGGGTGGGGGATGACGAAGCCGTGTCCTCATTGCCGCAAACAGCATTACTGCTGACTGCATCCCCCCGCTCTCCCTCGCTCTTGGCTGCTTCGTAGGCTTCAAGCCACTCAAACATAAGCATCGTTAATTTCTGATTTGGTACTTTCTCATGGGCAATTGCAGCCGCCTTCTCATCCACCTTACTCATAGTTCCTCCCCTATCCATCCAATAAATTTTATCCAGAGATAACAACCAATGCCGGAAACGGTTAGGATGCCAACAGCGGCTAACAAGGCGAAAACATTATTACTCATATTCCACCTCCACCCCTTGCTGTTTGAGAGAGTCGAGGACGGCTTTGGCAATTTCTCCCGCGTTGTCATCTATGAAGCAAAAATGCTCCCCTGTCGGTTGGCACTCGTACCACGCCCATGACGCGAGCGCTTTCTTGCACTTCTCCAGAGATACCTTTACGGCCTGCTGCTTGCGGAGGATGGCTGCCAGTTTAGTCAGATTAACGGGATGGGTTGTGTACCATAAATAATCACCATCAGCATTGGTTAGGGCGTGTCCACCTGAATGTTCTCTTATGCTATCTCGCAGCGCCTCAACCTCTTTTATAACATCAGTCATTTTGCGGCCTTTCTTTTGTTTGAAGCTCGTAAAACTTGTTTGCCTCTTGTTCAGTATCAAATATGTATTCCTCGACACACCGTGATTCTGGATAGCCAACATATTCCACTGAATATTTTCCATCTTCTTCTTGTGGCGGACACCAATATCCCATCTCCCTACTCCTTCAAGTTGCGCTCGCAGATGGCGAGGGCTTGTTTGGCTACAGAACATGTCAACGGATTGCTATACTCTGCCAGATACTCCAAAGCATCCCTCACCTTCTGCCAGTCGTTGCGTTGTTCGGGGGTCATATACGTTCACCTCCTGCCGCGGCTACAAAGGCATCAACATATATCTTTACCCTATGCAGCGCCTCTTTTGCGGTTTTACCTGATGGCCTGAATTTTCCATATTGAAAGCGCCCTTCGCTGTCTTTTACGGAGCAGTCGACCTCGCAAATTATTTCTGAATCAGGCAAATTAGGATTGTGGCGTGTTAAGGTTATGGAAGTGCAGTGTTTTAACAGTTCATCTAATATATCGGTCATTGGTCGGTGTCCTTTCTTGTAAATAGCTGATTGAGATAATTGCTTTCTGCCGATGGCGTTGAGCACATGAGTATTCTCTTTGGCAAACGGTTAAGCCCAAATATGTCTGGGGCATTACGCAGTTCATTTTCGCAAAGGTCGATGAAATGTTGAGTTATTTCTCGACCATCTGTCCATTTATCCCCCATCACTTCCCCCTGCTGCTGTCGAGGAGGGCGCTTGCCTCCCATAGTGTTTTGTCCGTTGTCGGGTGTTTATCCACGCGAGGGCGGCTAGGGCATGACCATGAACGGCCTTTTACTTCGCCTATCATGCGCCAGCCTGCCGCGCTCAAGGTTTTGCCGTTCTCTGCCGCGAGGATATACGTTCCAATGCGCTTATAGCCCAAGGCAAAAGCAGCCCGCGCAGCTGCGCCGTACAGGAAAGAGCAAGCATTGCGCGTGCCATCGGTGCAAAGGCGTGTTACCTCCAGCGTCAAGCCATCATCACGGCTTCGTGCCACTGGTCGCCCGACTATGACAACGCCCACAATTTTATCGTCTTTCACCGCGCCTATGCTGAATTTGTGACCGACAACCTTCGGGTGATGCCTGTGGTGCTGCTCCACAAAAGCATTGGCTTCGGCTAGTGTTACGGGACAGGCCATCACTCCCCCCTCTCCATCTCATCGCGTGAGGGGGTGAGGTAGGGGCGCTCGCTCAGAAAGCGCTCCAGCCAAACTAATCCAATAACCCTAGCTTCTGGCAGATAATCGGCAGGCCATTTAGCGTTTCTTCTAATTATATCTAGCACCTCATCCACCTCACTTTGTGGGGCGGGGCGGTGGTTCCATCCACGCTCGAAATGTTCAAAAGCCGCTTTTACGCTTGGAAGATTTCTATCCCCCGGAGCAATTTTATATTCACGCTCAAAAGCCTCCCTGCACTCATCAGAACTGGCTGGCATGTAAATGTCTTTGGTCATTTCATTTTCTCCACAAACTTATCCGCGCCGTATTGCCCTTTAATCAGCGTGGCGATTTGCTTTGCTGTGTAGGTGTCATCCAGACTCTTGCCAGTGCTTTCGACAAAGTTCTTCACACCCGCTGCACAAGCTCCAGTGAGGGCGCGATATATGCCAACCCACTCGGCACCTGTTGCCTTCTTGGGGAGTTCGCCATCAAACTTAGCAATTGCCTTATAAACCAAGTCTGCGCGGGCTTCTTTGATTGTCGCGCCATGAGCCGAGTTGCCTTTGTCATCGCTAACAACAAACAGGATTTTGCCTCTTTCGGTCTTGACCTTCTTAACGCCTGATTTATTCGAGATGACGCGGGAGAATACATTATCCGTAAAGTCAACCTCAACCCATTCGCCGCTCTCGACGATATACCAGCTATTAGCCTTGATTTTCTTGCCGTCCACTATGTCAGCTTTACCGCCAACGGGGATATAATTACCGTCCTTAAAGATATACTCGGAGGCCATCAGAAGATTGCCTTTGTCACCCTTAACGGCAGCGCGATAACCAAGGGCAGAACATGCGGCGTGTTCTCCGCTGCTTTCTGCCTTGCTGTGGTCGCCAGACGATGCTGCCGTGCTGGAGTGGCCAGACGACGCTGCCGTGCTGGAGTGGCCAGACGATGCTGCCTTGCTGTGGTCGCCAGACGATGCTGCCGTGCTGGAGTGGCCAGACGACGCTGCCGTGCTGTAGTCGCCAGACGACGCTGCCGTGCTGTAGTTGCCAGACGACGCTGCCGTGCTGCAGTCGCCAGACGACGCTGCCGTGCTGTGGTCGCCAGACGATGCTGCCGTGCTGTAGTTGCCAGACGACGCTGCCGTGCTGCAGTCGCCAGACGACGCTGCCGTGCTGTAGTTGCCAGACGACGCTGCCGTGCTGTAGTTGCCAGACGACGCTGCCTTGCTGTAGTCGCCAGACGACGCTGCCGTGCTGTAGTTGCCAGACGACGCTGCCGTGCTGCAGTCGCCAGACGACGCTGCCGTGCTGGAGTGGCCAGACGACGCTGCCGTGCTGTAGTTGCCAGACGACGCTGCCTTGCTGTAGTTGCCAGACGACGCTGCCTTGCTGTAGTCGCCAGACGACGCTGCCGTGCTGGAGTGGCCAGACGCAACATTCTGGCCAGCGGTTTTTTTGAACTCATCAAAGCCTGTGGTAGCGATACCAAAAACCTCATTCAGAGATTCTATGATAAGTTCGGCCTCTGATTTTTGTTTGGTCATGGTATTACCTTTTCAGCAATCTGTTTAAACACCGCCATCTCAGGCTTAATCTTCGCCTGTGACTCTTTCGGCAGCGCCTTGAACCACGCTTCTAACTCACCCATTCCTTTAGAGGCAGCAACACCAGCGTTACGTTTCAGAAGTTCTAACGTCTTATCCTCCTGCACAACCAATGGCTGCACGGTGAAGGGCTTACGGTTTGTACGTGATGCAGTAAGCGCCATCGTCAGCGGCTCATTGATGTGGCTCATATGACTGATACGCAACCCACCGACAGCCACACCCCCGAACACCACCTTATCGTCACGATAAAGGGTCATAGAGCGGCCAATGTAGTTTGACGTATCCGCGCCCCATGCGTTGATGATTACGCGTCTCATACTTTTACCGGGCTTATAAGGTTTTCCCCCATCGCCTTCGTAATGAATAGATACGGGTTGGTCGCCCATCGCTATCGTTACGTTGGTGATTTTGATGGTGCGCGACTGGCCGCCGATAAGGTCATCGGCGTTGAGCTGCTGGCTATTCGGTATTACCGTATCTAACATACTAGACATATTTAATCTCCCTATTAAACTCCCCAAATTTTTCTTTAGCTGCTTTTTCATATGCTTTAGCGGCTAAATCCTCATCGGTAAATAACCCAAGGAAAATAGATTTTTTATTTACCTGAATTTGGGCGTACCATTTACAATGCTGTTTATGCCAAAAGACGCCCTTATATTTTGATGTGCCCTTTTTGTTTGGCCTTCTGTTTTGGCCATTCTGAACCGGAGTAACCGTTCTAAGATTGCTTTTGCGATTATCTAAGCCATTGCCATTTATATGGTCGGTTCTAAACCCATCTGGCGTTTTATTTATAATTCTATGCATCATAATATGGGTGCGTTTTCCGTTAATTGGCGGTGAGTTTCTCATTGCATAAACATTCCCACTCGGACTAATGCATGCATGCCATTTCCATTGAGCAAGAAAGTCATAATCCTCCTCATCAACCAAAACATAATATCCTTTAGTAAGTGGTAGAATGCGGCCGTTCATTAAAACATCTCCTCTAGTATCTTACGTTCAGTTTTCGGCAACCCCACCGAGTTCTCATTATACGCTAGCAGTCTCTCCAATAGCGTTAATTCAAAGTTCTTCGCCGCCTCTATGATAGCTGCTTGCATAGC